ATGGTTAACGTCTTGACCGTCTCCTTTCTGAACACGACCTTGTGCCTCAAGAGTACGTCGCGCCTTATTTCGCTGCGATCGATTCTCGATCTGCTCGGGTTTGCTATGGTATTCACGATATTCCTTTTTGTAGTCACGCATTGCGTTTCCTTTCTTTTTCCCAACGATCGCGATGCTCTGCATCACACCATCTGCGTCCTGTTTCCACTGGCTCGCCACATAGTAAGCAAAACCCAGTTTCTTGAGCGTCAGGTTTTCTTGCACGCACTTCTTTAATAGCAAGTGTGTCACTCATTTCCACCAAATCATTTGCTTGGTCTGCTATGTCCGCCATCCAAAAATTCCCTTACTTGTTCTACATCGTCAACAACTAACGCCCATCCCCGTGCCGTGCGAATATCTTCAATACAACGTTCTTGATTAGCCGTAGTATTATTGCGCTTGCCGGGGGCTTTTGTTTCAATCGCCAAAAATTTCCCGTCGCAGCAACAGATTATGTCCGGTATTCCTACCTTCCCGAACCCGTTAGCCGAAGGCATAAAGTACCAAATTTTACGCTCTTTGAGAAGCCGTTTAACGGCCTCTTTAACTTTTCCTTCGGGGGTCATGCTTTCTCCTTGTAATGTACGCACGTTTTAACAGGACACCACCCTCGGCATAGACCGCTTGGCTTTGCAGGCCACGAATCCCGTTCGTAGGCCGACTCCAGTTTTTTTACCCGTGGGAGTAATTCTTGCCATATTCCGGGGACATCACTACGTAAGTACGTGGTTCTGTCAATTTTCTTTTCTTTGAGCCACACGTAAGCCGTGGAGACTTGTTCGAGACTAGGATCGTGAGCGAACTCGAAGGCTGCATACAAGGCGAGTTGCTCTGAGGGTTTGCGCTTGCCGGTTTTGTAGTCAATAACAATCCCAGTATTGTTGTACTTAATACGCAAGTCAGCAATGCCCCGACTCCACGCTTCCTTCCACGGGGCAGGCTTAAAGTTTCTGTCAATAGCAATCTTACCTTCTGCATTTTTTTCTCCCGGCATAGCAGCAATCTTGTCTGCAATGGGTTGCCACTGCGTCATACCCTCAGGCAGGGGTGTGCCTTCGTTGATCCAGTTTTCAAACGCCGTGTGTACACGTTCACCCCACTTGGTTGCTTCTGTGGGTTGACTAACGTAATCCCTAGCCACGTTGCCGTGGTAGAACTGCTTGGGACAAGTCTCAAATTTATCTAGGTGCGAATACGTCCACGCTTGCATGGGATCTCCAAATGGTTATGCGCCAAACCGTGTTTCTACGATTTCGCGTCTCCATAATTATCAGCGAAACCACCCTCGCATGCAACAGGTAAATCTTCTGCCCACTTGGGAGGGGTGTGCATTATAGACTCCATAAGGGATAAACACGCCTTGGCAAACCCAGTCGGAACACAGGCGACAACCTCGTCATGTACGGTCAGCACAACCTTAAATCTGTATTCCGATGTGTCTTGCTTGAGCAGGGCTTGGTCTATTTTTGCCATTTGTCCGAACACAATAATTCGGGCTAAGGCTTGGACTACGTTTTCCACAACTTTCCCGCCGTAAATATTGACTGGGCCATACCGCCCGTCGTAGACAAACCCCTCCGATGTTTTGCGTAGGTTAGGGTAGTAGACGAACATGCCATTGGGGAGCCATATCTTTTCGCCTATGCACTTAAGTTTGACACCAGTACCAAACTCATACTCATACCCGCTAGTCATTTTAGTGAGGGCAGTATCTGCTTCTTTCCACAAAGCGGCAATGTATGCGTACTTCTCCCGATAGAGTTTTACTATGCGTTCTGCGTCTTCGATAGGCAAATCCACAGAGATACCGGCTTGTCCGATCTTGAGCGTCTGCTTGAACTTGTCACGGCCCATGCCGTAGCCCAACCCTAGGATGCAGGTCTTGCCGACGAAACGCTCCACCTTGTCGATGGCTTTATCAATCCGACGTCCATAAACGGAACTTGCGAACTTCGAGTAGATGTCAACCCCGTTACGGAAATCTTCAACCAGATCATCTTGCCCTGCGAGCCAACCAACAACGCGCGCTTCAATTTGTGACGAGTCACACGCGACCAAGGTATGACCTTGCGGAGCAGATATGGATTTTCGGAGAGCACCTCCACGGGGAAGATTCTGAAGATTGATTTTGTCCCCACCACTTGCTCGACCAGTATGTGCCCCGTAATAATTGAGTAGTATAGGGAGCGCACCTCGCTTGGCAATGGCAATGAACGATTCAGTACGCGTTTCTTCAAGTGTCGATTTGACGCCAAGCCGCGCCGACACGACCGCTTGGACTCGGGGGTCTTCGTGATCCAACAAAGCCTTGAACTCCACATCGGTCTTACCAAAGGCATATGTTTCCTTTCCAGTGCGCAAACTAATTTTTGTGGGCGGTTCAACGCCTAACTTTTTTAGCACCTCGGCAAACTGCGGATTGGACATCAAGTTATCCCTGCCGATGCTAGCGTCGATACGCTCCATTAAGGTCTGCTTTTTCGTGCGTATGTTTGTAAGATGCTGCTCAAGTACGTCTTCCCGAATTTGCAACACAGGATCAATAAACATTCTGAGCATTAAATCAATAATATATTGTTCCCTTGGAGTAGAGTACTCGCGCAGTGTTTGATACAACTTGTACGTAAGTTCCACGTCGTTTATGCAATAGCCTGCGTAGGCTTGCATTTCTTCGGGCGTGAAGTCTTGTCGATGCTTACCGATGGCGTTAAGTACTTCCTTACCTTTTTCGCCAAGATTGAATTGTTTGACCAGTTTGTCAAGCGAACCACCGACTGTTAAACCTGTGATAGGTCGCGCCATACTGAGCGTGTCGAGATAATACTTTGGCTTGATCCCAAAACGCCAATTGAGAATAGCCCCATCGAAAGCCATGTTGTGGGCTAGTAGATAAGACTCCTCAATACCAAACTGCGACAGGAACGCCTTGACCTCGGAGTGAGATCCGCTACACCAAGTCGGCTTTTCGTCATTGACTTTTACAGCAACCCCAATGACTTCGAAACGCTCGTCTCGGATGTAGGCTTCGGTAGTTAATTTTTTGAGCCCATAGTCCTTGTCGTAGTACGTTTCAAAGTCAATGGTGATAAGGTTAGTCGTCATATTTGCCTTTGACTGCGCGGTCAAAATCGTCTCTTGTGTTTCGGTTAATCTTGCCAGACTTCCACAAGGCTTCCATGCGTTTGCGCTGCGCTGCTCGTTTCTCAGGTGTCCACGCAACTTTCTTGCGGACAATTGTAATCCGCTTAGGCTTTTCGACAGGGGCTTTTACTGTACCGCCTGCTTGGTTAACCCAAAACTTAAGTTGCAGTTCGACAGTGCGAAAATTCTCAGCCGCGATACTTTCCAGTTCGTCTTTAAGTGATTCACTAATTTGAATTTGTGCCATGATTAATTCTCCAAACGTTGTTCAACAAGATATTTAATTACTAAGTCGCCTACTGATGCAAGGTCTGCCCCAAACATTGTTTTGTATGGTTGAGTTTCGTAGTTCCCAAAATGCACTAGAAAACCGTTTTCGATTTTGCGCACTTTAAATTCTGCAACAATTTCAGGATCTAGCATGTTCGTTCTCCAAAACTTCAATTAGTTTATCTATGTAGTGTTTGCCTTTTTTAATCTCCTGTAATTCTTCATCTTTTGTACCCATGCGCATGACGTACTTCAATGCCCCGCCACGGTAGTAGCCAATCTGTTGGTCAATAGGCCAAGTGTCCACTACATCCCACGGTTCGATTCCCATGTTTTTGTAGTGATCCCCGCCAATTTGTATGTCGTTTGCTTTTGTCATGGTTATTCTCTACTTGCGATTGTGTACGTATATTTTTAGTTCTTCTACTGCTTCGCTTTGTATGTCGCTACATACCACAAACTTTCTTCGGATGCTTAACGCCATGATCGCCACTGCCGTGTTGATTAAGTTGGACAAGTCTTCTGATTTGTCTAGGTCTTGCAGGCTTGTTGCTTGATGGATAAGTTGCAACAGGTCTTGGGTATTGATGGTTCGGCTCATAGCAATGCTGGCTCCGATTCATATACTTTCTCCTTCATGTTTTTTGTTTCTTGTTTGGCAGTTTTCTTAAAGTATTTGGCTACTAACTTTCGCTCATCTGCGGTTTTGAAAGGCCAGTTCCATCGTTCCCATGTGAGGCCGCTTGGGTGCTTTCCTTTTTCTTCCTGCGCCATGCGTATAACCTTTCTTTTTCACATTGTTTACAGTTGCTTGTCTTACCCATAAGCCCGCGAGGTGCGTTAAAAAATTTGCTCAAGGGTAGTTCTTGCTTGCACATCTTGCACGGTTTAGTAATTTCTTCGTCCATCGTCATTCTCCTTGTTCATAAATGTCAATCATTAAACCAATGTTCCCAAGTGTGTAACCGATAAACGCTATCGTTAAACCCACTCGGTGTAACCGAAAAAAATAATTTCCTGACTGCCACAGATATAACAACATGGCTAAAAACAATGGCAGCATTGCATACAGTATTGAGTTCA